TCAGGAGAGGCCGACGAGGCGGTTGTATTTGCGGTTGGCTTCCATGTGCCGGGGGTGTTCCGGGTCGTCGAGGGCGGCGTAGTCCGGGTGGTTGGGGTCGGTGAGCATGGCATGGGCTTCTTCTGCGTTGCTGCGGCCAGGAGCGGCGGTTTTGCTGCCGACGAAGGCGTCTTCGCTGGTGGCTGTCATGAGGGCATGCAGAAGCTTGAAGCCTTTGGGGCTTTGCAGCGGGGCGAGGTCTTCGGCGGTGAGGCCGGATTTGGCGCGGAGCTTGGCCGTGAATTGTTTGACGGCTCCCATGTTGGCGTTGAAGTTGGTGCCCCATTCTTCCTTGAGTGCCTTGGTGGATTGGGCGAGGGCTTCCTGTTCGGCTTTTTGAAGAGCAGTGATGACGCCGGAGACGTATTTCCCAGCGGCTTTGCCGTCAAGGCCCGCAGACTTGGCCTGTTCGGTGACGAGGTTGCGGAAGTCGTCGGATGCCTGGAAGTCTTCCGGGAGTTCAACGGCGTATTCTCCGGCGTCCGGGTTTTCTTCTTTGGATGGATCCTTCGGATTGGTTCCGTCGCCGGGTGCGGGATCCGGTTCAGGATCGGCATCCAGGTTGAAGTTGGCGTCTTCCCCTTCTCCGGGTGCCGGGTTTTCGTTACCGGGTACCGGGGCAGGAGGTTCGGCAGGCGTGGGGGCCGGGTTCTGCTCTCCGGGAGGGATGACGTTTTCGGGGGCTTCTTCTCGCAGGAGCGGGTGGAATGGGTTGAATAGGCTGGTGTGCATGGTGGTTTATGGGTTGGTTTTCTGTTGTTGTTTTTCGTATTGGGATAGCTCGTGTTTGAGCCAGAGGATGACTTCCCGCTGGCCGTCGCGGATGGCGGCCATGATGGGGTTGGGTTCCACGGGTTCCCCGGTGGCTGGGTTCCTTGTCTGGTAGCAAGGCAGGTTTGTTTGGAATTCGGCTTCGAGGTAGGCGATTGTTTCCGAGGTGATGTGGGCGGCAAGATGGGCGCGCCGGGCGGCGACGTAGGCTTTGTAGTCCTGCTCGAATTGTTCTTCTTCAGTCATGGCTGTTATTTTTGTGCTGCTGCGATGTCACGGCCTGCTTTGGCGGTTCCTTGCATGGCTTCAAGCTGGGCTTGCTGCTGGGCAGCGGCGGCGCGTTGCTGGTCGAGGGCTTCGAGTTCTTTTTCTTTGCGGAGACAGTCCGTGGGGGCACCTGTGCTTTCATAGAGGAAGCGGCCATATTTCCGCATGTCCACGATTTCGATCATGGAGGGGTCGCCTGTGGCCTGGGTGTAGGCAAGGGCGTTCTGGATGTAGTAGTCGCCTCCGTTGCGCTGGGCACGTTCAATGGCCTGACTGATTTTGCCGTTGTAGGAGACGGATGGGATTTTGATTTCAAAGTTTTCACTTCCGCCCTGGTCGCGAACGACGAGTTCGTCAGGCATGTCTTCGGTAGGGAATTTTCCCTGCCGGAAGAGGATAGAGAAGATACGGTGTATAAGAGTGTTGCATTCGGTCATGAAGAGTGTCATGGCCGGGGTGATGGCGGTAACTTGTTCTTCCTGCCGAGCGACAACTTCGGTAGCGGTCATTTGGCGGTCTACGTTGCTGATGACCCGGATAAACGGGATGAAGTATGCCTGCCGAATTTTTTCTTCCTTGTCTTGGATGCGGTCTTTTCCGATGTCATAGCGGCCCTGTGTAGCCCATTCGCGGGGCATGTTCACTCCCGCCGCCTGCGGTTTGACGACGGTGCGTCCTCCGGCCCTCATGTCTATTTCGCCGACTTGGTCGGCCAGAGTCAGGATGCGAGGGAAGGCGGCGACTTCTCCAAGAACGTCCATGACTCTTTCGAGTTTGAGGATGGCGTCTATTTCTTCTTTGATGCTCATTCCAGGGGCATAGCCGAAGAAGCCTTCTCCGTATCTCAAAAAGCGTGGGACGAAGTAGGGAAATTCGTTATAACCGCTTTCGTTAATGATGACTTTGTCTGCGTCCCATGCGATATAGACGGACGCGTATTTCATGCGGAGGGGGTTGATGAGGTCGTGGCCGAAGTCGGATGTATGGCGAGGGAGGACTAGATGAAGGTATTGGTGTTTTTCCGTATAGCGGCGTTTGTCGTCGTCGTAGGCATCGCGTATGCGCTGGGGAAGTTTGTTGTAGCCGAATTGTTCGACGGCCTGATATGGGGAGAGTTTGAAGAGGCGCGCAAGTGTGTCAGGTTTTTTGTTGCGGCCTTCGGAGCCGCCGTAGGTGCCTGTGGGGACATAGGTGAAGTTGAGAGTGCCGTCGGGCAATGTGTCGCTGTAAACGCAGCCTGTTCCGCAAAGTGCCCAGTCGAGGAGGCATTCATGCATGACGGTGTAGAAGTTGGATTTTGCCAGTTCTTCGTGTGTGATTTCGGATGCCTTGGAAAACCAGTCGTCGTAACGCGAGGTTTTACCTTTTCCTTTTTTACCGGATTTGAGTTTGAACCACTGTTGCCCTGCCGGGATGATGTACATCATGCAGGCTCCTACAAAAGTATGGACGGATTCGAATGCGACTGTGCAATGTTTACGACGATATGATGGAGTTGGACGTTCCTCCATTTCAGAAGCGGCCTGGGCACGAGGCATGATGTGACGACGCAACCAGTTCCATTCACCGGACTTGGTATCCATTTCTTCAAGAAGGGCTTCGGAGGTTCGGATGTAGTCCATAGGTTAACCGAGTGTTTTCCGCCCGGTGAGGATGCCGCTGTTGAGGCTGGGGCGTTTGTTGACGGTTTGGGCGAGGGAGTATCGGCGGCGGGCTTCGGTGTTGACTGCCTGTTCCGATGCCTGTGTGTCCTGCGTCTGCTGTTCAGCCACTTTCGAGGTCTGTACGGTAGGCTGTTGTTCCATGGCATCTGCCATGGCATTCGCTGCGGATGCCTGGGCCTTGGCCTGTTTGTTGCTCTGGTGCATGCCATAGGCCGCACTACCTGCTCCGACGACTGCGGAGGCGATACCTGCTATTGCTGCTGCTCCAAGTCCCATGGTTATTTGCGCTGGGTGTAGGTGTTGACGCCCCACGCGATAGCGCGGGCGATGGCTGCGGGGTTATTTTTCATGAGGTCTGTATCTCCAGCGTTGGAGATGAAGCCACATTCGACAAGGACGGCGGGAGGGTTGGTTTTACGGAGGACGTAGAGGCTGCTTTTCGGAGGGGTGCAGGAACGGTCAGGACGGGCCTGTACATGGTCGGCACGGCCCGGAAGGAGTTTGCAGAGCGGCCCGGCAATGGCTTCGGCAAGGTCTTTCCCCTGTACGGAGTCGGTACAGGTGCCGTCGTCGTGATAAGTCCGGTGATGGCAGACATGCGCCCCACGGGATGAGGGGGAGTCCGAGGAATCACAGTGTACGGAGATGGAGATGTCATAGTTCCCTGCGTTGATGGCCCTGACAGTGGCGGCAAGGTCGTCGCCGTTGTCCATGTAAGGGTAGTCAATAACGGTGACGTCGTGACCTTGCGCCCGCAGCATGGGGGCAAGGTGGTCAACGATAACGGAGGCGGTCGCATGTTCCTCCAAGCCATTTCCACGGCTTCCGGTGTTGTTGGCGTGTCCGATGTCTAAAGCAATATTCATGGTTATAAGTTGTTTTTGTTAGAACTGACGAGGAGTTCCGCGGTAGTTGAACTTGTAAGAAAAACTTTACAGTTGGGGCTAGTTTTCGTCGTCAATGAGGGCTTTGTTGGCCGCTTTGACGAGGTCACAGTTTTTACAGTTGCTGATGAGCTGCATGGTGAGTTCCCGTATCTGGCGGTCGCGGGCGTCGATGATGTCGTCTTTCCGCTTGAGCAGTTTGATCGTGTAACTGACGGCGTAGACAAGGACGCCGAAGCCTCCGAGGGATCCGACTGCCGATACCCAGCCTTCGAGTTCCGTTGTGGCCGGAACTGTGGCAAGGATGGAGCCGACAATGTAGGAGGCACGCGAGATGTTGTCCATGTGCAGGGGTTATTTTTCCTGTTTGATGACGACGGGGGCTTGTTCCGTTGTGGCCGGAGGTTCGGGGGCGTTCTGGCGGTAGGTGATGCTCTGGCCGTTTTTGTCCAAGACGAGGCAGGAACCGTCTTTGCAGATTTCCGTGTGATCCGGCGTGATGGTGACGTCGTGCCCGCATCCGGCAAGGGAGGATGAGATGCCAAGAACGGCCAGCCCGGCGGCGATGATGGAGGCTGCCCAGTAGAGAGCTTTTTTCCAACCGGAGGTGGTGGTTGCCTTGTCCTTGAGATAGTTCTGCACGTCTTGAAGAGCATGCTTTCCGATGATGGGAAGAGCTTGGTCTGCGACATGATACCATGCCTGCCTGACGGCGGGCGTTTCATCTTCCCAGCCCGTTTCTTTCGGAGCATGGGATATGGCGGATTGGTACATGTTGTACATGTCCTTTGCGATTTCTTCGGTGTGGTTGTGGTTTGTAGTCATGGATTTGTTTTGGTTGTTTAATTGAGTGCGTTGGTTCCGAGATAGACTTTCCCGCCGTCGGAAGTTACATAAAGGGTGGTTGCATCGAGAGTGCCTGCGGATGCCGCCTCTTCATACTGGGCATCGGTCATATCTATCCTGAATTTGACCCAGCAGGCGTTGCCTTCCTCGCGGTTGGGAACGTCGGTGGGGGTAAGAGGGTCCTGTTGGTTCTGCTTGATAATCCGTGCGGGCTCCCCGTTGGAACGGCCAACCGATAAAGTAACCCCCATCGAGTAGTCATCGTCACCGCGCAGGCCAAATGTGCCACTGGATCGGTTTTGCCAGACGGCTTCCCCGGTCAGGACGCAAAACAAGCTATACGAGGCGTCATAGACCGCGCAGCGGAAGACGGTCGCCACTCCCTCTTCGTTCACGATTGAGTCCTGTTTTGCGTTCCAGGCGGCGCGCTCCTCCGCCGTCACATGAACAATATTATTCCCGGTGTGGGAATTGAAAGTGGCTGTGTTGACTTTGCTGGAAAGGGCGGAAGCGTCAGCTTTGTTGTTCCAGGCAGTACGCTCCTCTTCTGTGATATGAACGCCAGTATCGGAAACGTGTCTTTTCACTACCGGAACCGTTGCATATTTGGGTTCTTGGTGAGCATATTCTAAGGAAACTTCTGCGACGTAGGCCCCGGAGCCAGAAATGGGCGTGATTTTGCTGTCTTCCCCGGAAACAGGAGTCACGCGACCACCCAGTACAAGTTTGTCAGTCCATTTAGTCGAAGTGTCCGGGACGGGACAAAGGCGCGTCGTGCGGCCCGTGAGCTGAAGCTTGCGGAAGGTCCAGCGGCTTGTCTGGCCGATAGCCTGCTCCACGGCGTTTTCACTGATTCCGACATGTTCATATTCTCCGCCTGCATTGAGCTGAAAAACGGAAAGGTAAACCGGACTGGTGGTAATCAGGGAAGATGCGGTTGTGCGACACGGCATGGAAATAGCGGCGACGGTACCGGACAAAACGCGGGAGGAAGCAAACTGGCACCATTTGAAATTGGCGTTGTCGGTTCCGGTGGCGGTGGTGTGCGGCTCGGTAATGGTGTTGTTGAGATGGTTTTCAACAATGTCCGAAACGGCGGCGGCCTGCCTGTTATTGAGGCCCCCGGCGGCAGCGGATCCGGCAGGGGCACCTTTAAAAGATTCCGTGACAAGGGCGGCATCGTCACTGATTTCAATTTCCGTTGCCGGGGCGACAAAGAGCGTTTGCTCTCCCGCCGCGCAGGTAGCAATGAGGATGCCTTCCGGGGTGGTGATCGTGCATTCTGCCGCCGATGTAACGGCGTAGGTTTTTCCGATGGTTGTTTGAATGGTCATGGCGTGGTTTCTATACGGAGGATTTTGAGATGTAGGGTAAGGCGGTAGGCGGGATAGCGGAAGTAACCGCCCCAGGCTCCGCCCACAGGCTGGTGCGGAGTGACGGTAAGGCGCACTCCTGTTTCTCCTGGAACGTAACCGACGGAACCGTATTCCCAGTCACGGCTTCCCCGGACATGTCCGTTTTGCTGCTGGTGAACATCCAGCAAGGTTTTATTGGAAGGCAGGCTGGAGACGGTAAGACGCACTCCTGTACTGACTTTTTTCCGCCCTTTATTGAAGTAGCCTCGGGCCATTGTGCCGGGGATGCAGGGAGGATAGTCGTAGCTGACGGGGGTGTTTTCGAGGCCGCCTGTGCGGATGCTGTCGCGGCTGGGTATAACGAGGAGGATTGCCACCGTGTCCCCAACATGGACGTTGCGGGCAAGCGGCCCCTGTTCGTTGAGAAAGGAGAATTCGCCATTGCCCATGTGGTAAACGAGCGGGTAGCTGCCGTAGGTGTGGTTGACGTTGTAGGTGCGGTCGCAGGTGAAGCGGATGAATTTGGAAGCGGTACATCCGGTGTCCACGGCGTCCAGGGCAAGCTGCCAGTAGATGCCGTTGAGGGTTCCGTCCAGGGATGCTACGTCCAAGGTCATACGGGTGACACGCTGGGCGTTGTCCGGCCAGATTTTTGTGGTGCCCTGGTAGATGGACGCAAGCGGACTTTCTCCGAGGTAGGCGGAGTAGACGTATTTATCCGGGATGGTGCCGAGGGCCGCTTTCATGGAATGGTTAATAGAGGAGGTAGAGGGTGGAGGCGTCTTTGACGGCGAGCTTGCCGTATTCGTCTTCACTCATGTAGGCGAGTTTTTTGATGCCTCCGGCGCATTCGACACGGGCGGCAAGGTCAGCGTCGTGCTGTGGTCTGGTAACGTAGTTTTTGGCTTCCAGTTCGGAGGCAGTGACATGACCAAGACTGCCGATGTACTGCTTGACAGTCTGGCCGGACACGGGGAGTTCCGAGTCCATGGTTCCAATGCTGACGGTCAAGACGCCTTCCTGCGAGATTTCCAGATTGGAGCCTATCTTGACGGATCCGCCTTTGTCTGCGGAGGCGTAGCTGTCGTGAAAGACGATGTCCTGATAGCGGACGACGCCGAGGCTGCCGCCGGAGATTGTCAGGGAGGAATCATGAGAGAGGTAGAGGCTGTTTCCCGTGTTGGGGCCGTTAGGGCCGCTGCCGTTGTATTTAAGGCATCCCTGCTGCGCGAGGTTGATGCAGATGGCGTTGACCATGTTGCCCGCATATTTGTTGTAGGTGGCTTCCCCGTTGCATTTGGGGAGGGTGAGGACATGCGGAGAGTTGTTGATGGTGATGTCGTATTGCGTGCCAAAGCAGACGGTTCCATAGGAACGGTAGCCTGCCAGCGGTACAATGAGGGCACCGTTGGCGTTGGTGTCCACCAAGGCACCGTTGACAACGTTTTTGTTGTTACGGTATTTGGAGGTTCCATAGGAGTTGATTTTTCCTTCCGGCACGAGGAGTTGCCCGGCTTCGTTGACTCCGACTACAGCGGAAGCAGCAGCGTCCTGTTTGACGGATGTTCCGAGACGCACGGTTCCATGAGAGTTTGCTTTGGCTTCCGGCGTCATGGCGTTTCCGTCCTGGTTGATGCCGAGCATGCCTGCATGAGCCGGATCCTGCACCGTGGCGGTGCCGAGCTTGATCATGCCTAGGAGTTGAGTGGTGGCGGCGCGGGCAATTTGGGTAATCGTGTTTTGAATGGCAGCAGCCAATGCCCTTTTGAGGTAGGAGAGGCGCGGAAGGTAGTTGTCCGGGTACTGGGTTTCGTAGTCGTCCGCCCCGGCGGACAGATTGGTCATGTCCGTAAGGGCGTAGCGGGAGTAGTCGTGCAAGTCCTGGTTGACGGGCAGCCAGTCTGCCGTGCCGTCCGGCTGTCGGAGCCAGCAGTAGACGGTGTATTGTCCGGTGGGCTGGTGAGTTTCCGGCTCCAATACAGGGATGTAGCAGACGGTGCCGTGGTTGCCGGGACGTGGGAGATCGTCCGCCGAGTCCAGGTAGAGGCGCGTGATTGCGTCGGCGTCGAGTCCATCCCTGCCGGGCGTGCCGTTTTTACCTTCCGCAAGGATGCCAGTGAATATGTAGGCGTGTTCCCCCGTGTCCGGGTCAAGCCCCCATACATACCAATAGTTGCCGCTGTAGCTGATGCCTGCAACGGTTCCCTCAAAGTAGCGGATGACTGGTGTTTTTCCGTCTTCTCCGTCCTGGCCGTCCTTTCCGTCCACTCCATCCACAGGAACGGCCCGGATGCCGGAGTCTACGGCCTGTTCCCCTTCCCCAGTCCACCAGTTGCCATTAGGGCCAATGTAAGGGGTGAGTCCAGGGTCTCCTTTACGGCTGGCGTCCGTGGCCCATTGTTCCGCTTCTGCGGCAGCGTCCCGGGCGTCTTGTACGGCCTGGTCAAGGGTGTCGAGCTTTTCGTCAAGACCGGAGAGTTTTTCCACGGCTTCTTCCGCTTTCCGGGCGGTTTCTTCCATGCCTTCCGCTTTCTGTTTGACCTGTTCGTAGTATTCCCATGCCTGCTGCGCGGAAGCGGCGGCGAGAGTACAGGAGAGCCATTCGAGCCGTATTTGCCGGGTGACGTGACCGGGGAGACGGATGGAGAGGGTGCGAGAGGCGTAGGTTTTGAGTTCATTGACGAGTTTGTCAATGGATTTGATGACGCCGATGTAGCCGCTGATGAGGCGGTTCTGGTTGCCGGATTCCGATACGGAGTAGATTTCGTAAGCGTGGCGACCTTCCGGGAGTCCTATGCAGGAGACGATGAGGACGTTGGCTTCTTCTACGGCGGCGGATTTCTGGATGTCGAGTTCGACGGGTTCCAGCCTGCCTTCAAGATGGACGCGCCCTGTGAAGGTGACTCCGTCGAGAGATACGGGTTCCAAGGTGGATTCATCGCTGAATGTCCAGCGTTGCGTCCACGGGATGTTTTCAATGGCTGACCAGTTTTCAGTGACACCGAGGAAGTCAAGCATGACTTCGAGATACCATGCCTGTTATCCGGCGTGGTATGCTCACGGTGTTAAAAACGGGTTGTTATTCCTGCGACCAGTTTTTCCGGTAGGACGCGAGGATTTGCGCTGCAATGTCCGCGTGTGTTTTGTTCCAGGCAGGGGGAGGGTTGGAGAGAAGGCCGTCCATGATGAGGATGTAGTTGCGAGCCTGATTGGCGGACCGGGTTTCCGAGATGTTGTTGAGGATGTCGCAGAGTTTGACCAGGAGGGCATCCGGGTTCATGGCTGTGAGTTTTTCGATCATGTAGCGTACTTTTCCCTGTTGCTTTTTCCGCGCATCGTCATTGGTGAGGGTGTGGACGATGTTTGCGACGGCATGGCCGAAGTGCTGCGCGAGGGTTTCATAGGTGACGCCGCAGTCTTCCATCGTGTCGTGGAGGTAAGCGGCGGCAATGAGTTCCGGCCTGTCCGTGCGCTCCGCAACAAGAGCAGCCACCCGTTCCACGTGGATGTAGTAGGGGGCACCCGTGAATTTTCGGGTCTGTCCTTCATGAACTTTTTGTGCGAAAGCAGCAGAAAGGTTTATAAGATGATCACACGCAAATTCCATAATCTTTAACTATTTTCTTGTCTGTGTACACGAGCAATAAATAAACCTATTATTTTTATATTTCGCCTATTCTTTAATATTACGTTTTTCATAGCCCTAAAATGGCTACCTGCCGTTAAGACATCATCAAAAACAACAATAGCAGAACGAGCTTTATTTAATGATATTTTATCAACTTCGTAGTTATTCTCAAGTTGTACTGGATTATTTCTACATTCTGTAAGATGAGAAGGCGGCATGGTAGATTTCTGTGTTACTATTTCACAGAAATCTAATTTTTCATTTAGGGATTTTGCTATTTCTAAAATTTTCACCAACCGATCATCATATCCAGGGTCTGATTTACAACGAGAAGGAGGAACAGGAACGAATGTAAATTCTTCAACATTTATTCCTTCTGCAATCCATCTTGCAACAGTACGTATGGCCTTTAACTTGTACTCATACTCGGGTAAATTTCTCCGGGCTACTTCCTTTTTCAGGTTTGATATCAATTGATTCATTTGGCTGCAAGCAAAGCCGCCTCTAGATGTATAAGTTCCCCAACTATAACATTCGTCGTCTTCTTCTAAAAACGAATGGTGCAAACGTAAAAGTTCGTCTATTTTCGATAATCTAACTTTTTCGCTCATGGCAACAAATGTTGTTTAATATCTTCGTAGTCACGGACACGAATTGCTCCTTTTTTTTCATATTTTGAAGGCCATGAAATTGAAGGATTTTTAAAGCAGGAATCTAGTATGAACAACTTTCTTTTTTGCTGTAAAGCGGCTCTCGCTTGAATCAGTGTTCCTGATGTATCAGATGCTTCTACGATAACTGTGGCTTCTGTTATTGCAGACATTGTTACATTTCGTTCAGGGAAAAATAATCGATTCATTCGATAATCTTGATTTTCATATCGAATAAATGGCACCTGACTAATTAAAAGATGGTTCTTACTGATGAATTCTTGAAGCAATTTATTTTCTCTGGGATAAAACGAAGATAAAGGTGTACCTATTACCCCAATTGTACGTCCTCCATATTTTATAGCAGTTTGATGCGATACAGTATCTACTCCTTCTGCAAGTCCAGAAACGATTGTGAAATCATCTTCCACGAAATATTTTACAAGTCTGGCAGCTCTTTTTCTTCCTTCTTCTGATACTTTCCTTGCTCCAACAACCGATACAGAACGAGTATTTAGTAATTCTAGATTTCCTTGATAATAAAAAAGCTCTATAGGATATTTAGCATCTTTTAACTTAGCTGGATAATCTATAGTCCCTTTGATAACAATTCCCAAATTATTTTCTAATTTTTTAGTTAATATATCTAATATATTTCTTTTTATTATCTGTATATTTTTCTTATCTTCGTTATAAATTAATTCAGAAGGTAAAATATTACTGTTTTTTTGGAAAGTTTCAGCCAACTTTTTAAATGTCGTGTTTCTCTCTTTCCACAAAATTTCATAGGCAATCATCTCTTGGAATGGAGAGATAGCCCTTTCAAATGATCCGTCAGACGTATCAAATTGGAGTTGTATCATAATAAATAGGGGTAGAATGCCGAGAAATCGTCACATTACAGAAATCAATATAGAAGCCATTTCGAGATTTTTCAATGGCCATTTCTGTCTTGCCGTTTGTCTAGTCTTATTGCTATCGCCTTTTCTTTTTAGGTTCTTCGGTTGCCTTGACGGCGACTTTCGGGATGTTGGCCGCGGCGGATAGTCCAATGAGGGCGGAGGCGGTTTCTGCAACTGGCTTGGAGCGGGAGTCCGAGAAGACGCCGCCGCCAATGGCGAGGCATTGGAGGACTGCAAGGGAGGCGTTGAAGGTGTCCTGCCAAGTGGCTTTTTTCTTCGTGGCCTTTTTGATTTTGGAAACGGCTGTCGAGGTAGGAATGATTTGAGAGCCGTAGTTATTCCATCGCCCCCATCCAGCCAGTGCAAAAACTGTATCAAAGAAGGATCCTACTGCCGGAACAGAACCGACCATGGCGAGAGGGGTCGCCCTGACTTGTTGTTTCCAGAATTTTTCCTTGTCCTTGTCTTTATCTCCCGGCGGGTTCATGAGGAGCATCCAGAGCGTTACCATGGTTTGTTCCCACAGGGAGAGGCTGGCCCATGCGGCAGCGAGTTTGCCCCACTGGCCTTTTTGAGCGAAGGTGACGAGGTTTCCGAATTTGTTGATGGCTTCGCTGCCCATGAATGTCCAGAGGCGGACGAAGGTGCCGCCCATGGCCTGGAGCTGTGATTTCTGCGCGGTGCGCGTGGGCTGGGCTGCGAGTTCGAGTGATTGGCGTACTTCGTCGAGGGCGATTTGCTCCATGTCTGCGGTGGTCATTGGCTCTTCCCCGTTGCGCATGCGGGCGGCGTTTTCTTTTTCCAGCTTGCGGAAGACGGCGTTTGCAAGGGCGGTATGGGAAACGGCGTTGCTCCATACGTCCATTTTTTCCAGAGGGATCATTCCGGCCATGGCGATTCTTTTGCCATAACCGAAGTGCTGGTCTGCGCCGTAGTTGAGTATTTCCCGGATGACGGGTTCTTTTCTGAAACGGGATTGGAAGGCGTCTGTCCGCATCATGTCCGCGAAGGTGAAGTGGCTGTTGCAGGAGAGCATGAGGGAGTATTCTTTCATGAGTTCTCCTAGGCCGATTTTACCGGAAGCGAGCGGGTGGAGAATGGCGGAGGTCTGTTTGATGCAGGTGAGGAGGTTGTAGGCGAGGAGGGCGTTTGCCTTGGCTCCCTGCATGCGGCCTACGAATTTGGAGTGGGCCATGAGCTGGGCGGCTTCGAGGGTGCCCGCGCCGTCGATGAGGTCAAGCCATGTGACGAGCTGGCGGTATCGCTGCGCCCCCATTTTGACCTTGAGAGCGTCCGCTGCGTAGCCATGGGAGAGGACGCCGCGGAATTTGGAGGTGATGTGCTTGGTGCAGATGTAGTTGTCCGTTTCCGCAAGTGACGCATTGGCAACGGCGAAGACGTCCGCGGAGAGGTCGAGGCCGAGGTTGTGTTTTTTGCGGGTGATGAGCATGGAGTATTTATGCCCCATGATGTTGTTGCCTTCTCCGATGACGGCGGTTTTGGCGTCGCCTTCATGGTGGTTGAATTTGGCCCGGAAGTATTTTTCTTCTTTGGGGAACGGGACTCCGGTGAGTTTTTCAAAGACGTCAGCGAGTTCTATTCCGCATTGGTTGATGTAGTCGCGGAGGCCGTAGGCAACGGCGAGGCCGTCCTGTCCGACGTAGCGGTAGAGGGCCTGCATGGTTTGCCCGGTGTAGCCGTGCCGCTCGAAGTTGAGCTTGTACCTGTCTTGTTCGTAGAGGAGGATTTGGTACATGGCCTGCGCTTTGGAGAGGCGAAGCGGGCGGGCGATTCCCTTTTTGTCAAGGACGCGGCTGGTGAGGGTGATTTTCCCGGCCCTGGGATGGGCGGCAAGTTCATCCATGAGCGCGGGGATGTCCATTTCCGAGATGAGGCCGAGGCGTTCAGGGCGGATGCGCTGGCGGCGGGCGGTTTCCATGATGTGCTGCCGCTTGGCTTCAAATCCTTCCCTGTCGTCGGCTTCGATGAGGTCGATGTATTCCCGGGCGGTCTGGATGTCGAGGGTAACGGTTTTTTCCCTGACGGGAGCAGTGACGGCTCCGGTGTCGCGGGTGAGCTTGGAGTCAAGGATCCATTGTTCTACGTCGCGTTTTGTCCGCAGTCCGGCGGATTCCCGGATGATTTGCGCGAAGGCTGCGGCATGGTTGTTTTCCCGCGTGTTGAGGGAGATGTTGGCTTTGGCTATTTCCGAGATGCCGTATTGGGAGAGTTCCTTCATGCCGTCGATGGAGGAGAGGCTTTCAAGCATTTGAGAGAAGGATTGCAGACCGGAGAACCAGGCACGCGCCCATTCCACGCGGGAGCTGGCGGCGTTTTCGTTGGCGTCGCGGACGGCTTGTTCATCTACGGTGACATGCTGCCGGATGGAGTTGGAGATGTCGTAGGCCAGCTTTTCGTTCTGCCATGCTTCCTGCTGGTTTTTCTGTACCCAGGCCGTGCGGTTGGTCTGGATGTAGGTCATGATGGCTTCCATAGCCGAGCGGGTTTCATCGAGGTTCATGCCTGCCAGGTTGCCGAAGGTTTGCCAGTCCGCGAGTTTGCTTTCCAACTGGTCGAGCGTAAGGTTTTCTTTCCTTCCCGCATATTCGTAGGGGATGGAGATGGTTTCGCCTTCCGCCGCTTCCGTCTGGTTGAGGGAGGCGTCCCGGATGAGTGCTTCAAGTCTGGCTGTTTCCGCTTCTACGGCGGCGGCATCCGAATCGAGCATGGCGAGGTATTGGCCGAGGGTGCGGTAGGCGTCCGCCGGGAGGGATCCTTTGCCGTATTTTCCGTTGTCTTTCTTTTTGGGCATGAGACGGGCGATACGGTCGAGGACTTTGGCAACGCTTTCGTCCTTGAGGTATTGTTCAAGTTGCCCGCGAACGTCGGTCATGAGGGAAGTGAGGAGCGTGTTGAGACGGCCTTCCGCAAAAGAACGGACAATGTCTTCCTGCTGGGTGCGGTATGCCTGCGCGTATTCCTGGACTCCCCTTCCTGTTGTTTCCTGCCGGACGGAGATTTGATCAGCCACTTCCCCGCGGATGGCGGTGAGAACGTCCGGCGAGTCCATGAGGGTTTGAAGTTCCGCCGCAAGGGTGTTTCTTTGTTCCGGGGAGAGTTTGCCGTAGGAGCGGATGCGTCCGGTTTCCAGCATGCGGGCGTAGGCGGCCCCGAAGTTGAGGTAGGGGCGCATGTTGATTTTGTAGTTGTCCGGCAGGACTCGCTGGATTTCCGCGAGGATGGAGTTGAGTTCCCCGAAGGTGCGGGCCGCGCTGTCATGGGTGATGTCCGCGGATGCGGCAATGTTCCAGCGGTTCATGGCTTCATCTATGCCGCGCATGAGGGAGCGGGCCTTGGCTTCATTGGCGCGGGGAGCAAGGACAAGCCTTGAAATGACGGAGGCTTGAGCAAGGGAGAAGCTGACGCCGGGGCCGTTATGTTCCGGGGATGGGGAGGATGCGTGTTCCCCCGCTTGTTCGAGGGCTGATTTGACATTGTTTAGGGACGATGCTACATTACCCGTGGATATGTTATTGAGAGCATCAGACGTGGAACTGATTAAATTTTGGACTAGAGGAGACGGAGATGCCTCCTGGGCTAAGGATAGCTCTGGAAACACGTACCAAGTGCTTGTAGCTAAAGATGGTTCTGCCAGATTGATAGAATCAGAGTACATTTCCTCTCCCAACCCTGCCAATGGAACAATTCCGCTTTCTTCATTGGCAGAGGCATTGGAGAATGCCCAGCCCTGCAATTTTGAATAGGCTTCCCGCGCTTCCTGTTCGGCCATTTTGATTGGTTCCTGCCCCTGATTACCGTAATAGGAACGGGAAAGTTTTTGTAGAGCTTCTACATAACCAGTGACAAGTCGGCGTCGGGGTTTACTATAAGCGGGATTCGTTTCATTGCGTTCCAGCTCGTCTTGAAGAGTACGTCCCACTTCGTAAATTTTATGACCAGGCCCTTCTTTCATCCGCATCATGTGTTCTTCAATGAGGATGATTTCTCCGATGAAACCGTTGGACATTTGAACGTTGAGCTTAATGTCCGCGTAACCGTAGGGATCGTAGGACTTGTAGCCATTTTTAATGCGGGCGATCGTCATGCCCGATTCCCTGACTTCTGAAATGACTTGGGAAAAATCTGCACTGTCCGGCATGATGAGGGTGCCCCCGAAAACATCGAGTAGTTTTCCCGCATCGCCTTTGTTATCTCCCACGGTTTTCTGCAAAGCACGTGCCCGGCCTTTGAGGGTTTGCCGCATCATGACGCGCAGTCCGAGGCGTTCCCCAATGCCGCGGACGATGGAATCAAAGTCCTGCATGACGGCCTCGGCCAAGGGGTAAAGTTCATCAAGGCCGCGGTTGGCAAGGCGTTCCTGTTCTTCCACAGGAAGAGCGCGGTAGTCTTTTTCCTCCACGCCATGCCAAAATACGTTGATTCTTGGGGCACGGTCGCCTTCCGGCTGGACGTTTGCGGCGGATTCCCGGATGGGGGTGAGGCTCGCGGAGAAGAGCATTTCCCCGGTATCAAAGGAGCGTGTTTCATGAATGCTTTCCGGGTCCGTTTTCTCTACGTTTTCAAGACGGAGTTCTGGAATGTCCTTGAGCGGGTGAACAGGTTCCCCTTCTTTCCAGAGGCGGCCTGCAGCGGTGATTTCCGGGTGGACGCCGATGTTGTTGTAGGCGATTTTAAGGGACGCGATTTGCTTGCGGATGGAGGCAACGTCCGTGTGCTTGTCAATGGAAAGTCCGAGCTGGCGGGCAAGCGGTTGGTCTTTGGCAATGCGGTTTTTGCTTTTGAGGAGGGCTTCCACGCGGGAAATTTCCGCCTTGCAGGCGTTGACGTAGCGGGTGACGTGGTCGAATTCGGCGTTGTTGAAGATGGCATTGCCGAACATGTCGTATTCGATTTGACCGCCGGAAACGGCGGCGTCTCGCTGCTGGATGCCTGCGACAATGTCGTCAATGGACTGCCCCTGCTGGATTTGGCCCCCGGCCCATTGCTGGACGGTCGCGTCCGTGGTGAGCTGGCATATGGTGTAAGCCGCCTTTTCATCCATGAGGGAATTGTCCGGGTTTTTGAGACGGTCGAGCAAGTCAGGGCTGGCGTTGGCTCCGATGAATGCGCCTATTTGGGTGGGGGTGCGCCGCCACGGCTGGGGGTGGATGCGTACCAGGCCCTCATGGGTCATGTCTGCGACAACATCCGCTTCCGGGTTCGCTTCCTTGAGATGGCGGGCGTAGAGGGCTACTTCCGTGATGGTAGCCTGTTCGTCGAGGATGTTGAGGCGGATATCTTCATACCGCGCCCATTCCGGGGTATGGACAGTGTCTTCTTCATAGACGTAGGCGGCGATACGGTCGATGCCGTTTTCTCTGGCAAGGGCGAGTTTATGTCTGCCGGAGAAAATATGAAGTTCTCCATTGTTGCGATGGAGGAGATAAACGGGTGTGGTCTCCCTTTTGAATTTTCCGGTGAGAGGCTTGGTGAGGCCGCTGGCGTCCGCATTGCGTTTGGTTTGAGCGAGGTCTTCCGCATGGAAAATAGAATCCGTGCGGACGGCTCCTAGGCGTGCTTCCCCGATCTGGATGTAGTTGCCGCCGATGAAAGGGCTATCAGAGTCAGCGTCTCTCCGGCTGTCCTGTCCGGGGGCAATGACGGTGCCGTCAGGGGCGATGAAGGCATTGGCGTCTGGTTCCGGCTGGGTGGGATCCGGCGGGGTTTCCGTGATTGGAGGTTCCGCCTGTTCCTGCTGTTGTTCCTGCTGGGCGGCGACGTCGTCAAGTTCCGCCCGGATGTCTTCCAGCGTTTTCGTCTGGGAGGTACCCGCACGGGTGAAGGCGGCTTCATGTTCCGCGATGGAACTTTCAACGGCGGTGACGATGTCCGCTTCCTGCCGGATGTCCTGCGCGTGGATAGAATCCACAGCCCCGGTCATAACGTTGATGAGGTTTTGCATTTCCGGGGTGAGTTGACCGGATGATTCCAGTTTGGCGATGGCGTGGCCGAGTTCCGCCTTGGCCCGGAATTGTTCGAGGAAGGAGGAGATGAAACGGACAAGTTTCTGGATCCACGAGGGGAGGTTGCTGGTGCCCGCGACGACGTCGTGCATGAGGCGGGAACGTCCGATGAGGGAGAGGGCTTCCACGACGTCGCCAGAGGTGGGAACGGTGTCAAGGCCGATGAACTGAATGCCCCCTTTTTCTCCGTAGAGCTGGTTGACGGCCCGCTGCATGTCCTGCAACTGGCTGCCGAAAGTGGACAGGGAGAGGTTTTCCTGGGCACACCAGTTAATGGCGGCCTGTTCCATGGTTTCTTCCCACAGGTTTTCCACCGTAGCTTCTCCGCGGGAGAAGCGCAGTATTTGCTGGAAGCCTCCGTTGACCGGATCCTGCTGGCGGATGACATAGGCATTCGAGGCAAAGGAAGTTTGTTCCCTACGGCGGCGGGCGGTGGCCGCCCTTCCCTTGGAACTGGAGTAGGCGGTGATGATGCTTTGAAGGCTGGCGTGTTCCGAGATGTCCGGGTTGACCGAGGCAAGTGCTTCCTGCCGGGTAATGCCGGAGGCTTCCAGCAGGCGGACGGTGGCGGTAGCCTGCCGGGCGAGGGTGCGTAGGGTGGCGGTGGTTTCCGTCCGGCCGATATTTTCCGTTTTCCATCCCTGTTGTTCGAGGTAGTCTATCACGTCTTCCGCCGCGAGAAGGTTTTGCGCCCACAGGATAGTGTCCCGTTCACGTTCTCCGATGGAGAGGGAGAGAAGGGTGTTGAGCTGGTCTTCCGTCATGAGGGCGTAGTCCTGCACCTGCCGCGTTTGTTCCGCCACGGGGTTCTCCGCGGAAATTCCTTCCTCCGAAGGTAGAGCCTTCTGACAGGTTCCCGCTGTTTCCGTGTCAAGGTAGACGCGGTATTTGCCCGTTTCCTGCGCTGGTTCAAAGCGGGGAATGACGCCGCGCTCCTGCAAGGCGCGGAAGGATTCGAGTTCGCGGAGCTGGGCGATTTCCTGTGTACCGAGGAGGGCGGCGTTTCCCTGTTCCGCTCGGCGGGCTGCTTGTTCCGGGTTGTTTGCCCATTCGGTTTTGAGATGTTCGGTGATGAAATCGTTGCGGGCGTCGGTATCTTTGATTTCCAGAGCGCGTAGGTAGCCGGATTCCGAACCGCCGAGAGCGGTGAAGCCGGCCAGGGATTCCGTGAAGTGCTTGACGTTTTCCCGGATTTGGGGTTCCGCGAGTTTGACGAAACCACGGGAGTAGAAGGCAAGGGCGAGGCCCTGGTAGCCTTCAAAGTTTTGGAGGATGTCGCCGGGGATGACGGAGAGGGAGGTTTTGCCCCGTTCATCGTCAAGAAAGCTGCTCATGACGGTGCGGGTAGTGCCCCCGACGATGGGTTCCGCAATGCCTTCTTCCAGCACGCCCGCCGCGGTGTTACCCCATATCTGGGCGGTTTCACTGGCAAGGTATTTGGCGCGGAAGGAGTTGTACGGAAGGCCCGTTTTGTTGAGTCCGGCGTTCAGGAGTCGCCCCAGCACGGGGACTTTGCCAAGGACGCCCATGCCAATTTTCTCTTCCAGTGTGTCTGCCGCCCCGAATAGGGATGCACGTTTGATGTTTTCTTCACGGGAGAGTCCGAGGGCAATGCCTTCTTCATAGCGTTGCGTGCCGGACCCTTTGAGGAGGCTGTACACGCCAAAGTAAGGTATGGCGTTGGGGACGGATTGACCGACCATGTCGCCAAGGGTGACGGCGAATTTGTTGATTCCCCAGGTTTGCCGCCCTTCGGTGTATGCCTGCTGGGCCGCCTTGCGGACGTTTTTCATTTTTGCCCGGAAGTCGATGGTGCGGAGGAGCCCCTTGTCCTGCCGCATTTCTTCCGGCGACATGAAGGTTTTTTTGTTGTCAAAGGGGATGCGGTCGTATGCCATGCGATCCCCCGGCGTCATGATTGTGGGAACGTCCGCGTCTGCATTGCGGAGGTTTTCCAGGACGCCCATTGCTCCGGAAAGCGTGGAGTAGTAGAGGTTGTGGATGGGCTTGATGCTATCGTAGGCATATTGGGCGACTGGGTTTTCATATTGTCTGTCGATGTTGGCCCCGTAGTTGTCATAGACAGCCTTGCCCCACAGGGACATGAGGATGTCTTCCACCTTTTTGTCATCCGGCGTGAGGTCGTCTTTGTTGAGTCCGGCTGCCGTCATGACCTTTGCCGCATCGGAATCATCGAGGATGAAACTGCCGACGGGAAGCTTGGCATAGGCGGTGCGGACGCGGTTGATGATGTCCGGTGTGATTCCGGCGCGGCTCATCATGTCTATATCTTTGGGCGTCCATTGTTCCCCACATCCCTTGCAGGCGCGGTCGATGCGCCCCAATAACTGCTGGCCGTATTGCTCCAGGGCTTTTTGTTCTTCCACCTGTTTCTGCTTGGCCTGCTTGACGATGCCGTCAAGGTGGTCATAAACGGCCATATACATTTTTTCCCGCGTGTCCGCACCTTCCGGGATGGGAAGGTTTTGCTGGTGGAAATACATGTCCGGGACTTGATCGTTGCCGAGGAGGACGCCGCAGGCTTTACGCCCGACGAAGCATTTGCGTTCTTCTTCTGGAGCATGGGCATAAGGGTCATGGCCGTGGGCCTGTTCCGCCAGGGCACGGTGTTCCGGGTACTGGCCGGAGAGGAGGTAGTTGGAGAGGTAGTCCATGTCCTGTTTCCGCTGTTGCTCATAATCCGGGGAAGCGAAATATTCCGGCGCCGGCGCGGGGGACGGGATGAAAAAGGTGTTTTCCTGCAAGTAGTCCATGGGAAGAGGAGGTGAGGATTAAGCCATATCCGCGGCCTGCCCGTAGACGCGGTTATTCCGGTTGAGCCAGCCGGAGAGGAATTGCCGTTTGTCCGGGTTGTTGGCGGCGATAGATTTGTAAAGGCGTTCCCGTGCGTTTTTAAGACGCTCCAAGAGCTGCTGTTCCGTGTGGGTCTTGAGGTAATTTTTAATGGCTTCCACAGTGTCCGCATTAAACTTTTTGGAATCTTCCACTCCGAGGGCGCGATGGATGACGCGGACGGCCCCATATTCGCCGCCGTTGAAATACATGTCCCGGAGGAAATAGTCTATGCCGGGGGAGGCGACGCCTGCGGTTTGCAGGATGTTGCCGACGGGCTGGGTATATTGCATGATGTATCGTTTGGCTTCCTGTTCCGCCTCCGCGTGTTTGCCTGCTTTGACGAGGGTTTCCAATTTGGCGTATTCCGCCGGGTGGCTGCCGTTGTTGATTCCGGCGATTTCATGCGTTCCTCCGCCGTCTCCGGCTGGAAGTTTGTAGATGGAGAGGTTGCCCTGTTTGTCACGGCGGCCTTCATTGCCGATGATGAGGGCGGCGGTGTTTCCGGCTGCAGTATTGGCTTTGGTGCCGGATGCGGTAACGGTAATCTGGTCGTAGTTGATGTTCATGGTGCCAAGTTGGCGGCGGAGGGCTTTTGACATGGTGGGGGAGGAACAGTCCGGTTTGGAGACTATTTTGGCTTCTGCGTATCGGCGGCTGGGGGTGGTGACGCCCACGGTGATACCTTCCGCATACCAGCCTTCCGGGACATAAAGAATGGGTTCCTGGCCGTCGTCCCCCCATTGGGAAGGGAGTTCTTTGTTCCGGTTGACGGGCACGATGGAGTCCACGGGCTGCGTGCGGCGGTAGGCTTCTTCTTCCCTGCGCCTGATGTCCGCGATCATTTTTTCCGCGGCTTTCCGTTCTTCTTCATTGAGGCGGTTGGTAACGGACAGTTCCGCTTTCAGGTCAAGGTTGCGGCTTTGAGCTGCGGCCTGCTTCCGAATGTAGTTGTCACTGGCTGCCGTGATGTTGACGGCTTCCTGTTGCCGATAGCTGTCCTGCTGAACCTGATCCCTGTTGCCCGGGGTGTAGTTGGCGATGGTGTCCCACAGGCGGTTGGCAATTTCGAGTTCCGTGAGTTCCTTTTTTTCTTTTCCGCCGTTGTATTGCTGGTCGTTTTTCCAGATGTCCAGATTGGCGAGAAGGAGGGATTGAGCATTTTCCGCCGCAGCTTTTCTCCGGTCTTTGGCGGCCTTGAGCCGGGCTTCATCTTCCGGCGTCCATTCGTCGTCTTCCTGTTTCTGCACTTTTTCCTGTTCAAGAGCAAGGATGGCTGCGTCTTCCGCCCTGGTGAAGTAGCCTACCTGGGCTGCATGGGATAAGGTGACTTTGGGGTCAAGGCCCTTCGGGCGGGCGAGGTCATCCTGCCATTGCTTGACCATGGCTTTGGCGTAGTCTTCCCCCTGCCCGAATTGCTTGTAGAGGGCGATGACCATTTCCGCCTCCGTTTCGTCATGGGGCGAGGTGATCATGGCGCGGCCCTGTTCCGCAAGGAAGGGCATGGCGTCTATTTTTCCCTGCCCTTCCTTGAAGTCTCCGTTGTATTTGCGCCAGAGGGCATGAAGATTGCGGGTGATGTTGGAGGGAGCCGGGTTGTAGATTTCCTTTTCTTTTTTCGCGCTGCCTGTGGATGTTGTTGAGGTTTTGGAACCGGGGATTTTTTCCGCCCTGGCGTTGCCTGTTTCCACGGATTTGACGAAGGAACGGCTGAATCCCTGCATGGAGAGGGAAGCGAGGCGTTGGAGCTGCATGCGTTTGGAGGAGGGGAGAACGGCGTAAGGGCTGCCGTCGTCGTCCAGTTCATTCCAGAAGGCGACGGGGTCTTCTTCGCTTTGTTTTTGGGCGCGGGCCATGAGAGCGGTGTCCCGAAGGTCAAGGAGCATGATGTCCGCTTTTTCTGCGGTGATGACGCCGTTGTCACGTGCGTCCGTGATGGCGTACCCGGCCCCGGAGTAGTCTTCGTTACGAATGGCGAGGTCATAGTTGTTCTGGAAGTGTTCCCGCGTGCGCTGGATGCCGAGTTCCGCTGCTTTTCCGTAGGCCCTTTTTTTCAGGTCGCCGCTGACGTGGAATCGCATGGCATCGGAACGCATACGGGCTTCCGGGTTGATGAAGTTGCCTTGGAGTTCCCCGATGTTGTCAGCGTATTCTCCGACGAGTTTATCGAGCTGGTCTTCCATAAGAGTTCCACGGTCGTCATACAGGGCGTCTTCCGAGCCTGGGGCGAGGGCGGCACGGCGTTTGAATTCCACGTCGAAGTCAGCGATTTGTTCACGGAGACGGCTTTCTATTTTTTGTGATTCCCCGAAGTCCTGGATTCGGTAGTATTGGTTGACAGTTTCATCCAGAGCGGCGGCCCCGCGCTGGTTGGCGTGCTGGGCAGCCTGTATGCCGATGTCAGGCGTGGGGAGCGGGGATGCCCCGTTTCCGAGCTGGGCATGCGCCCCGGTGTACATAGGAAGTTCCGGCATAGGGAATATTGAAGTTAATAGTTAAAAGTGAATAGTTAAGATTTCTTTGCAGCGAGGGCAGCGAGCTTTCTTTTACGCATGAAGCGGACGATGTGGACGGTGCGCTCCGGGTAGCGGTTTTTGAAGTCGCGGCGGAAGCGGACTTTGTCGAAGCGATGACGGTACATTTTCGCCAGCCGCCAAAGGGCGGGGAGTTCCGAGCATTGGAAGAGGATGACGACGGTACGCGGGTCATCCGGCGCGGGAATTGCCAGACAGAAGCAGTCAGGGGCGGAGTGAATGATGCCGCCTGCCGCAATGGTGGTGCGTATGAGGGCATGGTAGAGGCCGGGTTCCCTGGCTTCAAGGTAGGTGTAGGCTTCCGTGGGACAGTGGCGCATGGTTATGTTCCGGGAAAGAGTTGAGCAAAGAGCTGGAAGATGGAGTTGCCCGCATTGGCCGAGGAGTTGCGGCCTGCCGTTACTGTACCGGGTGCCCATTGCAGCATGGAACCGGAGAGGTCATAGGCGTTGCTGTACGCGGCCTGCGCGCCTTTCCACCCCGACATGGTGGTCGTTTTGCCCGTGACGGGATCCGTCTGCTGGTAGCCCAGCGCGTAGCCAAGGGCACCCGCTCCCACGGATCCGATGCCCTGAATGAACGCGGATGTCCTGGCCGTTTTTGCCAAGCTGTTGTATTGGGAGGCCGCGGCTTCCGCCTGTTGCATGGCAAGGTCTCCCTGATAGCGGGAAACGTCCGCCGCATACCGTTTATTGGAGTCGCTGATGGCGTTGGAGAGGGCCATGTCACGAATGGCAGTTTCAAAGATGTCCGCCGTGGCGATTTCCGCCTGCTGGCCGGATCCCTGACTGGTGAAGCCGGAGGATGCGATGGCGTTGCGGACAGTGGCCTGCGCGGCGGTCTGGTTTTCCCGCTGGCGCATCATGTTCTTTCCCGCAAGGATGGAGTCGGAACGGGCTTCTTCTTCAAGGTTGAAGGCCCGCTTACTGGCTGCGGCTTTTTGGGCGCGGCCCTGTGCGAGTGCAACGGATGCCTGGGCCTTGTAGGTTTTGGCTTGTCCGAGGTTGCCAATGATTTGTCCCATGGTTAGCTGATGATGGAGGATTGAAGGATGTCGTCCAGCGGATGCTGGTCATTGCTGTACTGGGTGAGCGCGTCTTGATGAAGGGCGTTTGAGAGGGCAGCCGCCGCCATTTGTTCCAGGTTCAAGGCGAGCTGGGGTTCCCCAGTGATTTTAACGGCCATGCGGGCCGCGAGCAGAAGGGAAACGCCGCGGATAAAAAGGGGTTGAGTCTCCGGGAGGTGTTCTGCCTTGGCAAGCGCGTTGGAGATGTAGCGGAGGGTCAGGGTGTTTTTACCGGGGGTGGCGCGGCTTTGCTCCACGATGATTTTGTTTCCGTCAATCCGGTATCGCAGCGCATCTATTTTGAAGGGACGGAGGCAGTCTTCCGGGAGGGTGTAGGTGCCGTCTTCTTCCGGCGGGAGTTCCGTGGTTTTTGTCGCAAAGCTCCATGCACCGTAGTTAAGGGCTTCGTGCATGACGGAGGGGAACCAGAGGTCACAGGCTTTCCCGGTGGGGGAGTCCCGCTTGTATTCGCGGTCTCCCAGGGTTTGAAGACTTTGTTGAAAGAAGGTGACCTTGTCCATACCGGGCATATTAAGCAAGGGGGATGCCGTGCGTGTATGCTTGCGGTGTTAAGTTTGGAAGCATTGTTCCATGGGATTGCTCTCTTGATGCTTGCGATTAAAATCTGTACAATTCTTCACATGACCAAAAAATATAAGGTTTTTCTTAGTCACGCCTGTGCAGACAAGGCACTTGCCAACCGTTTCATGGCGTTTCTTCAATCCGCAGGGAGTATTGCACACGGCAAGATTTACAACACAGACAAAACAGATCAACAAATCGACAATGACAAAAACTATCCTCAAGAGATGCTGGATGCTTTAAGGGATAGCGATGTGGTTATTTTTCTTATCAGCAACAATTTTCTTAGCCGCCCCAATTGTTCCATTGAACTTGGTGCCGCATTGGCTCATGACAAAAACAGAATCTATTTGCTTGTTCCTCCCGTTACTCATGAAAATCTACCGGGATTTCTTGCTGGGAAACAAGCTGGCGGCAACATAGATGAGGAAAAAACTCTTTGGAATCTTAAAGAAGCCTTGTCTTCATGTATTGAGGATGGAGAAGGTAAAACCGCCCACTGGAATGAGCAATGCGATGAATTTATAGATGAGTTGCCTGGCATATTGGAGGGAATAGAGCAAATAGCTCGTATCACTCAAGAGGAGTTCGACGCACAAAAGAAGGCGGCTGATAATTACAAGGAACTATTTAGGGGCAAGAAGGAAGAGCTTAAAAGTCTTCAAAGCATGTATGATCAGCTAAGAGATCTCAAGGATGCCGATGAGGTTAATGAAATGGAATGGGAGTTGATGGATGAGGCAGAGAAATACGAAAAACTTGTTGAAGATGCACAGCACGAAATGTCGCCATTCGATTCATGCATGAAATATTTTATATACTCGACAACGTTTTCAGATATTGATGAATATTTTAATCCAGAAAGTTATGATTTAACGTGGAATGATGTAATGAAAAATGTAAGAAAAAAATATATCGTTCAAAACATACATCGTGATGAATTTTTATTAAATAGAGATATGCCATATGTTAAAGACGCATTAGAGAGCCTTTATGAGTTAAATAGTTTCTTGAGTGAGGAGTGCGGGGAAAAATTCCGTAATGCCTTGACGGCTAAATTGGGATTCCCCCCTGACCTGAGTAATATAGACTATTGGAATGAGCTTTTTTAATTCTCGTCAGGGAACTTAACACTGCGAGCAAGTGTTTTAACGGGGCAAGTATAGGGGCGAGTGTGATGTTGTTGCGATAAGTTCGGCATGGAGCTTACGCAACAAATTACAGATATGTTCCGCACGAAGCGGGAAACGAAGTGGCAGACGCAGATCCAGCAAGATACGGAGCTGGTGAAGCCGTATGTGTCGATTCACCCGAATTGCCAAGGGAAGGCTGTCGAGATGCCTGCCTACGGCAAGACGGATATGCAGGAGTACGACGGTCGATTCCAGAAGGTGGAATGGCAGGATATGCCGTTCGGCAAACGGACGATGCGGAAACGCAAGTTCTACAATGCTATTCCCCTGGAAGAGGACGACAAGATGGATATGGACACGCTGGATTTCACGGCGTCGAATGTGATGTCGGAACAGAGGAAAGCCTTGGCGCGCATGAATGACGAGGTGATTCTGGGGGTCATGAAGGATAAATCGACGGGCTTGTACCGTGTCCGCACGCAAGCAGATGGTGTTTGCGGCGGGATTCTGGCTCCCAACTATACGGGGAATGACGGTGCTACTATCGAAGAACTCGATACGGATCCTACTTCTTTCAATGTGATTCCGGTTGATTATGCCGCGAAGGGTACGAAGACGGACGCAGGGATGCTGCTAGACAAGATTGCCCTGCTCCGCGCCCGTTACCAGATGCTTGACATGTTCAAGGCTGGCCGTGGTGAAGAGATCGTGGTTGCCATTACTCCGGCGCAGCACATGGATATGCTGCTGTTGGAACAGACGCAGAACCGCAATTACGGGTTCCAGAGCTTGACGAACGGGGAGGTGAACGCTTTCCTTGGCGTGAAGTTCCTGGTGACGAATATGCTGCCGCTGGATGAAGACGGGAACCGCATGTGCGTTGCCTGGTTGAAGTCCCGCGTGGAGTTCGGCGTTTGGAAGGATGCCCAGTTCCGCATTGAACCGCGGCCCGAATATATCGGCGTGCGGGAACAGATTCTTGTGAAGGCGGCTTCCGGCGCCACCCGAAAGGATAAGGAGATGTTCTTTTTGATGCCCTGTAAGGAGGTCGTCGCCTAGTTTATCCGCATGTTGGTGATTGCATAGTCAAAGCCCCGCCCGGCATCACACCGGGCGGGGCTTTTAATGACATTACCTCCTATTATTTTTATTCATAGGTAATTTTTTATTTATTTCTGGTAAACGATATATGTTATTTAATATCGCTTCGATCGCATCCAAGCATGACTCAATATCCTTATTTTCAAGAGGCTTAAATTGATGTGCTGCATCATTGCCAAAGTCAACAATCTTCTCTAATATTCTCTTTTGATTTTCACTTATGTGACCTTTTTCTAATAATTCATCTCTTTTTGCCTTTGATATTTCACCGTTCTTTTCTTTTTCTTGACAAATAGCGTCTACAACCATACGAAATCCAACAGTGGTAAGCATATTAAGATTATTGTTGTATGCTGTTGTACATTCATTAATAAGTAAAATTATACCATACGGGCAAAAATCTTCTAGTTGTTTTATTTTTAATTTAAATGATTCAATAAATTTATCCTTTTCTGTTTTTTTATTATCATCTTTATATCCCTTTGGATATATAATTTCTATATCAGGAACCATTTGTCGTTCCCCATATTCATCGAGTTCCCAACAATAATCACTGTAGTACAGTGTTGCTACCGTATATTCATCACATCCAAGGCATTTGGTAACCCTCAATACAAGATAAGCATGTTCATCAGATTCTTGAAAATTCTTTGTTTCTTCGAGTAAAATGACACAGTTTGTCACTTTTTCACAAAAACCGCATAGACAATGAGATTTTTTTTCCATAGGAATTTATTATACAACCATCTCCTTTCACTGTAAAAAATAATCTTCCCTATAAATAAAGACTCTCCGCTCCACGGGCGAGGCCGGAGTATGGAGAGCGGACGCCTTCGTCGTCATCATCGTTCTTCCATCCCGTCTCCTTGGCAATATATCCGGCGGCCCAAGCGTCGCCAAAGGTGCGGAGGGAGTCGCAGGCGTGAGAACAGATATCATGCAGGGGTTCGTTCCGGGTAACACCGTTCTTACCCGGTGGAGCCATTTTGTAGTTTGCCAACGCATCTACCCCGGAGATGTAGCCTTCCTTCATGTTGGGGAGAGTTGTTTTCTGCGAACAACGGGCATGAATGACGGCATGGCGCAGCAGGATGCGCGTACTGTCGATGGAGGCCCACACGTCCGAGGTGCGCTTGACGAGAATGGTCGAGTAGCCCGCCTGTTCCAGCTTTTCAAAATACTTCACTCCATTGAAATCCCTGTTGACGCCGTCATGCGGGAGGATGACGTCTTTGACACGGCCAAAGAGGGCGTCCCTTTTACGGAGTTCCGCGATGTAGTGGTCAAGGGGGAGGCCGTTGGCGGTATAGTTGTCCAGGAAGGAGAAGAGGCCGTCCGGGCGGGGCTGGATCCACCAGATGGACGTGAAGTCCGCCATGCCTTTGTCAAAGACGGCGTAGATGGGACGGTAGGGATCCGGTTCATATTCCGCGGTGAGGCGGCCCAGTTCCCGGAGACGGTTGATCTGGCTGCCGTAGATGGCCCCACTGGCTATGGGGTTGAGGGCTTCATCCGGGACGGTGGGGTATTCCTGTCTCATTTTATAACCTTGTGTGCGGCTTTTGGATTCGTACCAAGCCTTTTGTTCTTCATCGAGGGTGATAGCGTAGTCGGTTTCCAGGCTATGAAAGTATTTGGCAAGTTCCGGCGCGCCGGAGAATTTGCCGCCCTTGATGCGGTATTCGGGTTGTTCCACCCAGCTAAAGAACCAGAATTTAGGGTCAAGAGGAGTGAGTGGTTTACCGACCAAGTCCATTGCTTCCGTGACGAGGCGGTAGTTGAGGCCGTATTGGCCGCCTTCATGGGTGGATTCCAGGATGACGACTCCGGTTTGATCAATGGAGTTGAGGGTACCCGTGATGGTTTCCTCTGCCTTGGAGGGGTTATGGACGGCAACGGATCCGAGTTCAGAGACATGAATGAATTGGTGGGTGCCGCCGCGCAGGGATGTTCCGGCGTAGATGGTGGAGCCGTTGGGGAATTTGGCTTCCGTGGCTCCGATGTAGCAGCCTTTCATTTCTTCCTTGAGCCACGCGCCAATGGCGGCCAGCTCCAAGTCCTCCTGCGTAGGGGTTTGAGGAAGATGGTCAAGGTGGTCGAAGGCAAATTTGATTTTGGCAAGTTTCTTTTTGGATTCCGGCCCGGTGCGGTCTACAATGCCTGCGGTGTAGTTGGGCGTGAACATGCACATGTCCAGGATGAGCAAGGCGGTGTATGTAGAGATACCAAGCTGACGGGCTTTGAGGACGTTGTTGTAGTGGTGAAGGCCGCTGTGGATTTGCCGCTGCGCCCAGTTGAGAGAGAAGCGAACGATTTTGCCGTCTTTGTTGACGACATGGTAGAGGTGGTTCAACCGCCATTCGCGGTTGGATAGGAGGATTTTCAGGGTGGCATATTGAACTGGCGTCAGCTCCATGGTTCAGCCTTGTATGGCGAGGATGTGGAGAGGACGTTCTCCGGTTACACGGATACCGACGATGACGTCATAGTCCCAGTGCCCGGAGGAGACAAGTGAGTTCCAGCCTTTGGGGATGGTGGGGTCATTGCGGTCAAGGTTGTCCCATGTGGTGCCGTCCGTGGTGATTTGTATGCCTTCCACTTCCGTTTCTTCCGCGAAACAGAATTTGATTTCCGCCACGGGTTGCTGTCTGGCCCGGTATTCAACGCTGGTGAGGGCGTTGGTGATCATGGTGGAGGTGTAGTCGTGTTCGTAGCGGTCTATATAGGGGCTTTGGTCGTCGATGACTTCAATGTACCGTCCGTCGGCCCGCCGGACGATGAGGTAGAGGGAGTCCGATTCCGTACCGTTGGGGAGAACGGCACAGTATTCCAGGGTTCCCGAGGTGGTGTAGCGATGCCAGCAGTTGACTTCATGAAGGGAGTTGTAGGTCATGAGGGCGGCGGTGCCGTTGTTCAGGACGAAGAAGGCGCGGGAGTCCGGCTTGCGGATGAAGCAACCGTCGCGGACGCCGCCGCCATTGCGAAGGATATGGTCAGAAAAGACGGTGAGGTCACGGGAGACGTAAGCGTCCGAGGAGAAGTCATATCCGTATTGGTAGAGACGGCCCGAACCGCGCTCGAAGTAGACGACTTTGTCCGTCGCCATGATTGCCGGGGTGTCTGCGGAGCCAACGTAGCCGTGGTTGTCGATGCGGGCGTTGGCATAGGTGATGGCCTGGCTGCCACCGGATGAGACAACCCATTCCGCATCCGAGGTGCCGAGCAGGAGGCGCGCGCCCTGCGCCATGAGCCAGCAGATAGGGTTCTGTGTGGTGGTGGACATGGTCACGGCCAGGGCGGAGTCATCCGTTTTTCCTACATGGAAGTTGTTGATGTCGTCCGTGGCGGACATCCAGATTGTTTGAGGCTGGGCCGCGGTGGATGCGAAGACGAGGCGTTGGTTGTAGACGTCGCAGAGGGAGGGATAGCCGTATTTGTCGCTATATGCCTGCCATGACCAGTCGATGACGTCGCGGGATCCGGTGTAGTTGAGCTTGATGTCGTTGATGTAGTCCCACGAGTAGGAGATGATTTCCCCGCTTTCGTCTTCGACGGTGGTGTAACGGAGGAGCATGTCATGTTTGTAGGGTGAGATAACGAGTCGGTTGCTGCACGAGTCCGCGGGAAAGCCGTTGATGATGGAAGTTCCTTCATACCGGGAGCGGGTGATGAAAAGGCGCAGCCAGCATTCTTCTTTTTGTTCGTCTCCGGTGAGGAGGGTGTTGGAGGTGGAACCGATGCGGGAGTAGGAGTTGCCGAGGGTTTCCCATTCATCGGTGAGTTCCCGGCCTTCGTAGGAGCGGCGGACTTCGTATTCGCCAATCCACGAGCCGGAGCAGTAGAATTGCCATGTCCCCCGGCATGGGGCGGCGGAGCCAATGGCAAGGCCGCGGATGAAGTGGCCGGGGTAGTCTTCCGGGGCGACGGAACCGGAGACGTAGGAGGCGGCGTTGAAGTCTTTGGTGCACGTCCAGTATTCCCAGTAACCGGAGTCCAGAACGATTTTGTCTCCCTTTTTAAAGCTCATTCCCTGGGCGAGTGCATTGATGGGAGTGACTTGGTCGTAGCCGTCTATAGATTCTGCGGCGAGGAAGTTGTCCGGGTAGTTTTCCGGGGCCGTTAATCCGGTGACAAATGAGGTGGATCCTGTCCAGTCACTCGTGCAGGAGTAGTAGCGTTTGGTTTCATCCGTGCGCCGGGCGATTTTCTGCCCTTTGGCGATGTTGGAGGATGGAGAGAGGACGGTGATGATGGAGACACCGTTGAGAAGCTGGGAGGCATAGTTGAAGAGGTCTTGCTGGGTGGTGTAGTAGGAGATGCGAAGGATGTCGCCAGAGCTGCATTCCCTTTCGACATCTTCAAGTTCTTCAGGAAAGGAGACGGAGTAGTCCCCGGAAGCATCCCGCGAGACGGTGACGGGGTAGTCCCGGTAGCCTTCCTCACGCCATGGAACGCTTTTGAATTGGAATTCTTCAAATGTCCATTCCCCTGCACTGTTGCGCTTGAGGACCATGACGGGGTAGTCCGGCGATGTGAGAATGAGCAGGCTGTTGACTTGCTTGAAACGCAGCTTGTCTATGCTGCCGATGTGGGAGTCATGTTCCGAAATGACCGCGCCGGAGGTATTGAAGACACGGAGTTTTTCCGAGTTGATTTCCACGATGTAACGGTCATCCGTGGAGTAGATGTAGGGAATGATGCGGGAGCCTTCCAAAGCATCGGCAAATGGACGCATGCCACGGCGGCGACGGATGCCGCCCATTTGGGAGACGTCGAAGTTTTCCAAGGTTTGCGCGCCGCGCATGTAGACGTCCATGTCCGAGCGCAGGGCGAGTTCCGGTGACAGTTCTCCGCCGTTGAAGGCCACTCTTTTCATGGGGCCATGATAGAACGGGCCACCGTGCCCCGGATATGCTCACGGTGTTAAATACAGAGTTGACTAGGGAGATTATTGTTTCTATAATTGGTAAATGAAGAGATATGAATATGATGAATCTTTGTGCCCGCATGATAGTCTGATTAGTGAAACAATCAGCGGGCAGAGATCGGGCGACTATTTTTGCCAAAAATGTGGAAGGAGTGACTTTAGCAAAGATGAAGCCAATGCAATGAGAGAGTTTATAGATTCACATACGACCAGTGAGTATATTGACAAAGTGAATTCCTATTTAGAAGAAAGGAGCAAGGTCAGCTTTGTTAATGATATTTCGATTATGAGCTCTGGATTGAAATATAAATTAGTTATTAAATTTGAAAAATGGGTAATAGGAAAACCTAGTTATACATCTAGCTTTTTGAAAGTAGTAGCTAATTTACTTAAGGACAAACATTGGGTATTTATACAAGATTCTTTGAATAGGGAACGCAAAAAGGATATAATTATTTATGAATTTGAGGCATTCCCTCAGAAGTAAATTCTCAACTATGTGATTCTTTACTATTGAGGAAATACGGATTCCCACCTTACGCCTGCGGATAATTCACTACCGGAGAGTAGCGCGATGAGTGGGTAGCGGCGAAGTTTACGCGCCGTGCGTTGTCCGGAGAGGGGGCGAAGAAGTTGTTTCCGTGGTATTTTGGGAGAAAGGAAGAAAGGGAGTTTTGATAATGGATTTCAAGAATTTAATGCCCGTACCTGATTCCGTTCATGGTTTTTGGTGGAAGGCTGCGAGGTGGGAGGTGTTTTTTCTCCTTTTTCTTGCGGATTCCTTTCTGGCGGCACAGTATTTTCCGAATGATTTTGCAACGGCTTTTTGTTTGCAGTTCGGGTTGTTGTGTGTCCAGTTGTTAGGGAGTCTTGCTATTCCCGCCGGGTTTCGGATATACGCTGGGAAGCAGAGTGGTATTGCCGTTTCGGCTGTTTTTGCCTGCGTGGCGGCTATTGTTTTCAATATGTTCAGTATGTGGATTTACGGGGGAAGTATCCCGCAGGAAAATCCGCTACCAATTGTTGATTTTATTTTGACGGTTGCTGCCGGGTATAAGGTGGTGAGGAGAGAGTGTTGGCCAAGTATGGGTGAGGTCCACTTTCAAAGGTGGGGTGCGTTTGCCGCCATGGCGATTGTCGGTGTTGGCATAGCCATATGTTCCTGTAGCTATGTAGGGTTTGGAAGGTTGAAGACAACAGGATGTGTGATTTTTGGGCTGGCAGCGGGGGGGAGCTTTTTTTATGTGAGCCGTTTCGTGGAGGATTCTTTCAAAAAGGCGAGTGCCGGGTATAGAAGCGATGATCCCGGTAAGGCATTGGCTTATGCGGCTATGGGGCTTTTGTGCCTGCTGGTCTGGATTGGCATGTTGGCCGGGATGTATTCCGTGCTACGCAATTTGCGTTGGTAAAGAGGGTTTATTTTATTGAGATGGGTTGCTCCGTCTTAACATGTAGACTGATACGCTATTCCTCTTTGGGCGGAGTACAAGCAGCCGGAAGGTATGGAACGGAGAACTGAATCCTCTGCGTTGTTTGCTGGGTTGATTTTTTACCAAGCTCACCACCTGCGACAACACAAGAGAGGACTGAAATTTTTACATCTCCTTGTTTGCCTTTTTGCTCTTCAATGACAACGGATACATCGAAGGTGATGTTTTCTTGATGATAAATTTCTTTGCCTGCTGGATCTTCCGCGGAGAAAACTCGGGCGGGAGCAACGGGCATGTTCCCATGTTTGGATTGATCCAGTTTAGCGAGGCCAATGCCTTCGCATATTTGGTTGATTGTGTCTCTGATGAAGTCCTTGAGTTCCATGATCGCTAATCTTGAGAAGTTGTTTTATCGGATACAGTGTCGTCCTGATGTTTTTTCCTGATTCAATATCGAGTGATTTTCTATGTCTTTTTTCATAAAGCTTTTTCACATTCACAATAATTTACCATTGTTTTATTACCATGCCATTTCTGAAAGAAGGAAAACTGTTCCCGATGAGGAGGAGATATTCTCTCAAAATCCACAAGAGCAATCATGATGTTCACTAAAATGACAGATTTTTTATATACTTCTTCATTTATGAATGGAATATTTGAGAGAAGATATCGTTGCAATTTTATTGATAGTTCATTGAAATCATCCCTTATTTTTTTTATGTCAGGCTTTGGTGAAACGTGTTCAGAGATTTCAAACCCTGGTATTTCAAGAATCATTATCTGTAAACATAATTCACGGCATCTATGTAGTTGTTCTGATATTTTTAAATAGGCTTCATATAAGTGTTCAAATCGTAATTTGAATACAAGTTTTGAGTTTTCAAGTTGAGCTGTTAAGAAACGCATGTCTTGATCCCACTCGCGTTTCATATCATCCATTTTTTCATTTAATTCTCGTTCTTTCTGCAGGAAAGATTTTCGTATGTCTGCGTCTTCTTTTCTTGCTATTCTTTCACTCCAAACTTTGCCTAACCAAGAAAAAAGACCTGATAACGCAGGGATAAATATAAGGACAATCCAATAGCTGTTGTTGTCAAAAAATTCTTTCATTAGCGTAGTTATTTTTTCTATTCAAGGGTATCCTTCCATTTTTTTAAATAATTGTATACGCTGCCGTTATTACTCGCGTTCTCCATAAATTGAGCAGTATGGCGCAGAAAGGAAATGATAAGGTATTCTTTGGGGGTGATTCCCTGTCTTTTTGCAGTGTCTCTGGCTTTTTCCAGTTCTTCCACTGTGCAATCGTGAAATAGTTCTGCTTCTGTTTTGCGGATCATTTCTTCCATGTGGGAAGCAATGACGTCGAGGAATAATTGTTGCTGCTCTTCTTCATTCAGGGAATGTTCCGTAGCTGAATTGATGTTTTCTCCCATAAGCTGGTGAATAAGTTTCATCTTTGTTTCAGGGATTGTCCCGCGAGAAGTTAGCCAGTCATCTATTGTTTTTTTTGAAACAAGGCATTTTTCTGCGAGCCAAAATCGGTCTTTTTTATTCTCTTTCAGCCACTGTTTCAATTTTTTTTTGAAATCGCTCATGTCTTGACATTATGGATTTTACGCAATTTTTCAAGTATTATATGGGCCTTATTTTATGGATAATCCGCAATTTCTTGTTGACTAGAATATGGAAAATCCATAAAACAATCTCATGCAAACGACCTCTATCTCACAGACTGTAGGTTCAGAGATGTTTCCGTCAAAGGGAGCTGTAAAGTCTTGGCTGAAAGCGACAGGTAGGAACAGAGACTGGCTCGCTACACAATGCGGTGTCAGTAAGAGAACCGTAGATTGCTGGTTTTCATCATCTGGAAAGATTCCGGCGAAAGCCATACTCATCCTTCAAAGCTTGATGTCAGAAGTTGAGAACAATGTTTCTGTAAAGGATAGCAACACGGTAGATAGTTCCTGCTTCAAGTTTGGAATTGATTTGAGTAAGGCTCCCCAAAGATTTGTGGTGCTTGTACTCCAAGTTGCCCAACAATTGGAAACAACGCCCGAAAAAGCAGTAAATTGTATTTTCGAGGCGGTAATGCAAAGTAAGGACTTTGCCGCTTTTGTGGAGGAAAGAAAGGAGGAGGTGTGCCATGCCTAAGTTGCTGCCCATATCAGAAAAGAGGGAATGGTACAGCCCGAAGGATGTTGAAGCGGTTTACGGGATTTCCAGAACTACGCTGTTCCGGCTCATGAAGGATGCGGAAGAAAAGGGAATGCCTATTAAAACGGCTGTACTGGATTTTCGCAATGGAGCGAGGAATAGCCGGAAACGCCCTTTTATCCGAATCCAGAAGAAGAGTCTGGACGAGTATTTAGAAGCTCATTCCCAAGTGTCATGAAAAAGGTTTTGAAGTTTATCGGAGAATGTCTTGGCGCAGCGGCTTTTGGTGCGTTTGGAGGATGGGTCTTCTGGCTGGTAGTGAGCCAGGACGATACCGAGTTGAAGGCCGGGAAGTCTCCCCATTCCGGGTTTTCTCCTGATTGCCCGGTCTGGTCTTCCGAAGAAATTTTTGACGGTTTGGATAAATCGTCCCGCACTAGGAGCGGTTCTGCTAGAAGCAATAACCAATAGAAAACAAATACAATGGATAATACCACCGAAGAAAAGAATACGCAGCCCTGCACGCCGGAAGAAGCCTGCTGCTGCGATACCGCCGCCGAACAAGCACCTGTTACCCAGGAAGAACTCAATAAGGCAATTGATCATGTCGTGGATCTGGTTGGCCGTTACGATGGGCGCGTTGTAGTAGCCGTCTTCATCGAAGGAGACGATACAACCAGGCGAATATTCAGGGCCACGAATGAGGTGTTTGCATCTAATGGGATGAATACCAAGGTTTACGGGTGGACTGGAGCCTGCGGTTTTCTCCTCAAAGCAAACGAGTGTTTTGATTGCAATGTAAAAACTATGGGAGAAGGAGTTCGTTTATTCCTTGAGGCACAAAGGAAAGAGAAAATGAAGGATCGGATGAACCCCATTGCGGCCATGCTCGGAATCGCTGGTTGTGAATGTGAAGAATGCGAAGAGGACTGATTACATGTTGCCGGAAGTCCGCGGCAACGGACTTCCGGTCATTGTTACCCGTGAATTGAAATGACCAACAAACAAAGTAACGAGATGATGAATACTACAAATTCTCTTCAACCACAAGCACAGGGCAACCCGTTTGCCATGCAGGCTGCCGCCGGAGGCGGTGCCCTGGCTGCCATTACAGCTAATGCAGCCGTAACCGAGGTGCTGGCGTCTATCTGGATTGCCAAGCAATTTCCGCGTGATGTGGATGGTGTTAAAGACCGCATGAAGCAGTCTTGTTCCCAATTGTCTTTAGCCCGTTCTGCCACTTATGTTTTTCCGAGAGGGGGAACTTCTGTGGAGGGGCCGAGTATTCGACTGGCGGAGGCCCTTATTTCCGCTTGGGGGAATGCAGAAGCTGGGTGGAAGGAAGTTGCCCGGCACTGGGATCCCAAAGGCGCGGACGGAAACGGCTGCAATGTATCGGAATGTGTCGCCTATTGTTTTGATAAAGAAACGAACGTGAGGAGAGAAATTTCTTTTTCCGTGCCTCATACCCGTGACAAGAATGAGACCGATTCCAGAGGGAAAAAGACCGGAAAAATGCTGCGCGTCGCCCTCGACAATGAGCGGGATATTTACGAACTGTGCGCCAATATGGCGAGCCGCCGCATCCGTGCCTGTATTTTACAGGTTGTGCCCGGATGGCTTACCGAAGAAGCCTTGGAAATAGTTTCCGCGACCTTGAAGAAGGATGACAATGCAGAAAAGCTGCCTGAAAGAATCCAGTCCATGGAAGCCAAGTTCCTCGAATTGGGTGTATCGCGCTCCCAGCTTGAGAAGAAGTTGGGGCATTCCTTGGAACCCAACGATATGACGATGGCCGAGGTGTATCGTCTTGGAAGGGTTTATACGTCCATTGCCGACGGGATGATACGCATGAATGATGTTTTTCCGACGGAAGAACAGAGTGAGGTGAAGGATCCCAACATTCCATCAGTACCGGAAGCTCCTGCCCCTTCCCCGGACCCCGCATCTAACAATTTCAAAGATGCTATTCCCGGTCTGGATGTTCCAGAAGGAGGAGGCATGTTTGGAACTATGCTAGACCATTAGACGACGTTAATATTAGTCCTAATAATCAAAAATATAGAAAGGATAAAGTATATATGAAGACTACTCTTATTAACAAAGATTCCCGCATGGGACGTCCTTCTGCATCCGGTATTTTCCGCCTTGCCCAGTGTCCCGGAAGTTGGCTTGCTGAATCAAAATGTCCACCAGAAGAAGAAAGCGAGGATGCAACAACGGGAACGTATCTGCATGATTGCATGGAGCATAACCGGACACCGGACGACCCGGAACAGGCAGAACTTATTGAGTTCTGCTTCCAGGCGGAAGGAGAGCTTGTAGAGGATATTTTCGACGATGAAGCTTCCAATCTGACGATCATCCGGGAAGAGCGGATGTTTGCTACGGATGAAGACGGTAATGTCATTTTCTCCGGTAAGCCGGATAAGGTGTATTATTCCCCCCTCAAAGATATTGCCCTGATTCTGGATTACAAATTCGGACGTCTTGCCGTGGATCCCGTTGACCAGAACCGCCAGCTTGCCGCCCTTGCCGTCTTGCTCCGGTATAAGCTGGGTTCTTGTCCCTCTACCATTTTTGCAGGGATTATCCAGCCTTACGTGAGCCGCCGGAAGCCCCAGCTTGTGAAGTTCCTCCCCGAACATTTGGATGCAGCAGAGAAGTATCTGCGAAAGATTATTGCTGATGCGGAGATTCCCAACGCTCCACTGCGCCCCGATGAAAAAGCTTGTCGGTATTGTCGTGCCAAGACGGCGTGTCCGGCAGTGAAGATGGCCTTGGTGAATGTGACGTCCGGGGATTTGGTGGCCTCATGGGAACAGTGGTCCCCGGAAAAACGTAGGGAAGCCTACGACCTTGCTCAACTCGCCAAGAAATGGGCCGCTTCTGTGGAGGCAAAGGTAAAAGCCGATTTGAAGGCCGAACTGGAAATTCCTGGGTTGTGCCTTACTTCCGGGAAGAAGGCCTTTACGGTAACAGACCCGGCAGAGGCTTTCAATGTTTTGCATGAGCTGTTCCCCGATAGAATCGGGGCAGCAGAGTTTACAGCAGTTTGCAAAGTGGGGATTACAGAGCTGGATAAACTAGTTCACTCCGTCAGGAAGCTCCAAGGAATCCAGACCACTGTAGACGAATCGAAGAAGTGGCTGCGGAAGACTCTTGCCGGGTGTGCTTCTACGAAGGTTTCCGAAGGATCCGTGAAGGAGAAAGGAGGAGGTGCGGCATGACCACGCTGACCATTACCTTGCCCCACACGCCGCGCTGCCTGTCTTCCAATGCCAAGACCCCCCTCACGCCGAGAGGGGCCGTTGTGGCAAACAAGAAGAAGGTGTCTGCCAAACAACGTGCAAGGCACATGGCATGGGCTGTTACCTATAAAGCACTACAGGGTCAGAAATTTGTACCGAATTTTTACACTGTCCGATGGTTTTACAAGGGGCCGGAACCGGATGACGACAATGTCCTTACCCGCTGCAAATACTACAAGGACGGGGCTTGCTCCGCCATGGGTATTGATGACGGTAAGCTTCGATGCCGGGGTATTGAAAGGATTCATGATTCAGCACGAGCCGGGAAGGTGGAGATTGTTTTTGAGATAAGAAAACAGGAAACGAATTAATATGCCTACACGGATTTTGCGAGACGGGATTTTAACTTCTGAAAGGGTCAATCTGCTTGATTGGGAAGCGGAGGTGTTTTATCGCCGCTTGTTGTCGGTTGGTGACGATTTCGGATTATTCGATGCTCGCCCCGCAATTCTTCGTCCATCCCTATACCCGCTGAAACTTGACCAGATGAGGGAGACCAACATTCAACGTTGCCTGAACGATTGTTCAGCAGCCGGGCTTGTCCGTCTCTATGAGGTCAAAGGGAAGCAATATGGGGTAATTGTGAATTACGGGCAGCGCATTCGCAAGGAATCGAAACCACGTTACCCTGTCACGCCAGAGGTTGCGGAATTGTTCAGCGATTTCCCGCAGTTTGCGGAGTTGCGCGGCGATTCGCGGCGAAGCGCGGCGGACTGCGGCGAACCGCCGCCACCCGCGGCTAAGACGAAGGCGAAGGCGGAGACGAAGGATCAGGAGAAGACGGAGACGAATATATTATCTGGGAGCCACTGTGTAGAACAGTTTCCACGGTGTAGCGAGGATGTTCACCGCTTTATGACGGCTTTGCTTGAGGCCCCGAAAGGGGATGAGCTGGCCCGGTGTGCAGAGTCGTTCTTTGACGATTTCGCGGCCAGAGGGTGGAAGGATTCGAGGGGAATTCCTCTTGCTGATTGGAAGCCTGCGGCCCGGAAATATGCTCGATCATGGGCTGTGAACAATATCCAGAAGGGGCGACAAGGGAATGTGCCCAGGAAGGATGCCAACGAAGGAAGGAGTTACAGACGATGATGAAACATGTGAGTTCTTTGCTTGGGGATGCTATGGGATCGGCCAATAATCCGCATGATGGGATTGTGAGAGGCTACAAGCCTGTCCGTTATGATATGGGCGGATTTGACGAGTCTGTGCATCCAGAGGTACATAGCATGCACCGGGCCGCACAATGGTTCGTAAATGACATTTTGAACAAGCAAAGACCGAGACGGTGGCTTTCCTTATTGGGAGCGTCCGGGGTAGGTAAAACACACCTTGCCGAAGCGGTGGCAGCCATTTTGAAAAAGGAACGGCCTGGCTGGCTCGTACAGTGCTGGAAGTGGCAGAAGGTGGTTTCTATTTACCGGGACGGAGATTTCGGGGTTGTGGAGCATTTGGTAGAGAATCCGTATGTGCTCGTTTTGGATGATATTGGGGCAGAAAATACGACGGAGGCCGTAAGGTCTATGTTGGTACGAATTGCAGACGGCAGACTTGGGAAATGGACATTGTGGACGTCAAACTTGTTGAGCGATGATATAGGCAAGACGATTGACGTGCGAATAGCTTCCCGAATGTACAGAGGGGACAATGTGGTCTGCGAAGTGGAAAACGCCCCGGATTATTGCTTTGAAAGGAAGAGGAGGTTGTCATGAAGAAGGTATTATCATCTTTGGAACTTCTGAACGATGTCGCCATCTGTTTTACGGGGGAGCAGTTGCTTGCTTCCCAAGTGGCCGTGCTGACAACGATTGCCCGGTTCCCCGGTGCCACGTCAGGCATCATTGCCAATCATACAGGATTGAGCCTGCCTTCTGTGGGGCGGCTTTTAGGGTATCTGATTGACAGTGGAGATGTGGTTTTCACTCGCAAGAAGCATGCCAACAGAGCAGACATATCGCCAACAACACGACGGAAGTTTTATGTAACACAGCAGGGCGTGAGGACTATCGTGAAAATGGTTCGCCACATGCGATGGAGTCAAAGAGGGAAATTCGGTGTTGTTCCGATTGTGCAGGATCCAAACAAAGGAATTTTTGAGTTATGAAGAAGGAAGAGATGCTAAAGGAATTTGCCAGAAGGTATTTTGAAAATGGAAAGAATGGTTCCAAGGCCTACCGTGATACATACGGACGGGGAAAGAATCTCAAAGACTCCACATGCTCTGCAAATGCGTCGCGTTTGCTAAAAAATGCTAAGGTTCAGGAGTATCTTTCCGAATTGAATAAAAAAGCGGAAAGCCCCCTCATTCTGACTAAACAACAACGTATGATCTGGCTTTCCCGTGTGGTTAATACTCCAATTGGCAAAGTAGATGAAAAATCCGATTTGTGCCAGTCTCACAGCGTTACAGAAAGCGAGTTCGGCACGACTGTCAAGATAACGATGCCGAACAAACTGTCCGCTATTGCGGAGCTGAATAAGATGGATGGAGCCTATGAACCAGAGAAAATTGAGGTGAAGAGCGAGTTGTCTTTTTCCTCACTGCTCAAATCTCTCCCTTCGGATCCGTTGATTCGGGGGACGGAGGAGTCATAGCGTCCGCGAGTTTTTCGAGGGCAGCCCGGCGTTGTTCATCATCTGGTCGGATGTAGAGCTGATGAGCCTTCTTTGAGTCATGGCCTACTACTTCACGGGCCAGAGCTGCATCTACCCCTGATGTGTGTAACAGGGTGGCAGCAGTAGCCCGGAGGCAGTGGAAGGATTTGGGAGAGACAGTGCGAGAACGGTTGCCATTTGAAGGTTTGAGTTTCGGGACGATACCGGAATATTCCAGTTCTTTTCTGAATTGCTCGGAAAGATTGGCTGCACCATTGCGCTCATACCGTCTTGCTGCTACTGGGTGGACATACTGTCCACTGCGGGACAGGGTGTTGATATGTTCGGCCAACGTCGCAACAATGGGTATTCTCATTGGCCTTTTTGTCTTGGCCGTTCGGAGAATGATCATTCCGTTTTCAAGGTCTATTTGCTCCCATTTGAGGGTTGCCATGTCTCCGAGACGTTGCCCTCCGGTGTAGAGGGAGAAGATGACCATGCTTTTCCATTCAGAAGGCAGTTCTTGAAGCATTTGAGTGACTTCTTCAATAGTGAATGCTTCCTTCTCCGTTTCCTCAAAAGCTTGAGAGTCGGGAACTTTGATTCGGAAGAATGGATTTTTGTCGATGATTTCGCTGTCGAGAGCCGCCATGAATGCAGGTGACAGAGAGGTCATGTACTTCTGGACAGTCTTCTTTCGGACGTGTTTGACCTGTTCGTTGACGAAGTCTTTGACGTCCGACCTTTTGACGGAGGAGATTGGCATGGATGCTTTCTTTCCGAGGTGTTCCAAGAAGAGTTTGATGGCGGTTTTAGAGTTGACGAGTGTTCCTTTTGAGAGCTGCCCTTCCCGCGAGGCGATGTAGTCGTTCAGGAACTTTTTGACACTGGGAACTTCTTTTGCTTCTTCGTTGGCTAAGGTGGCTATTGTCGCTTTTACCTTGATGGCATGGACTCCTTCCTTGTCAGCCGCCTCATATCCATCTGCAATGATTTGGGCACGGGTTCGGGCTTGGGAGGGAGTCTCCTTGATGCCGTTGATTATTTCACCTTTTACTGGTACCTTCGTTGAGACGAGTTTTCGTTTATCACCGCTCCGCCAAGAGGCGTACCAATATTTTGTTGTGTCTCTTTTGAATAAGGAAGCCAT